ACACTCTTTCCCTACACGACGCTCTTCCGATCTGTCTATACACGCGTGCGTGGAAAAACAGAACTTGTGTGTGTGGCTGTGTGATTACTTATCTTGCAAAGATGAGTTGCATCTTCTGCAACAACTTATCAAGTTCGATGGTTCGTGAGACAGGCTCTTGTCCTTGCTCAATGGAATTATGTGATCGACTGAAGCGTTCGATGAATCAAGTTTGACTTGGCAGTACGCGCAAACCCATCCGTCACGATTGAGTATGGTCTCGCGTAACTTGCGCCATTGTGCATCATATCCTCGAGCGTTGGCATTCGCTCTGATGCGTGGATTCGCAGCGGCATGTGCATCAGTGCATTGTGCGCAACGACTGAGACGATTGGGTTGGATAGGCACACCACAACCCAAGCATGGCAACTTAGGCATCATGCACTCTGTTCGATGTAGATGAATGGTGCTGATGTGTACGCATCATTACGAGAAGCGATTGTCAACGCTTGTTCAAGTGATGCACCTGCATAGAGTGCGCCGATTGCATAAGAGCTTCCACTGCCTACACCATAGAAGCCTGAGTCATCTCTTGATATAGAGAAGTCATCTGCTATCTCGAACAACTCACCACCGATTGCGACGAGGAATGAGAAAGCATTCTCGTCATCATCACCGCTTGGTTTGTAGTCGTTATCCTTCAAGCATTGCTTGAGTGATGGCACAACCTTTGCAATCATGAAGTGATAGAGGTCGCGCTTATCTTTGGCAGTTGGTATTGGTGGCAACCAAATGTGTTGTGCAATGTCGCATGGAGAGCACTCGCCTGAACCTGCAATTATGTATCCATTGCGTTCACTTATCTTCACCATTGACTTCGCAGAATACTTCCTGCCGTTTGATGCAGTCACCTGTGAGTCAGCACCGAAGAGAACACCATCATGCGATTGAATTGCGATGATTGTGGTCACTTGGTTCTCTGATCTAGTAGTGAATCAACGACAACCTGTAACGCTTCTTTTCGAGGAATGTTGTGTTCGATTCGAATGACTTCCGAAAGATGCGCAAGGATGTTGTCAATCACGCTGTCAATGTCAGTTGTCTCCACTGTGTTTGTCATAGTGGAATACCTTTCTGAAATGACAATGTCGGCGTGTGTAATGACACTTTTCGCCGACGCTTAATCGTACTCCATGCAAGTGACACGACAAGTCAAATCGCTTCGATCTTGTGGGCGAGGAACTCTTTGACATTGTAGAGCTGACCTCGTTTGGCGATGTTCTCTCTCTTGACTATGCGATAGACCTGACGCTCTTGAATCTTTGTGTATAGAGCAATCGCTTCTGCATCCAACCAAATCTCTCGTTGTGGATCAGACATCGCGACAGCAATCAATCGAAGGGTTGACCATTCACTCTGACATTTCTTGCAGGTGAATATGTCGAGAGGATCATCTTCGTTTATCTTCAGGAAGTTGTTGCAGTAAAAGCCATCAGGCATCGTCGCCGGGCAGTTGATGCGTCGCGCCTTCTTGACGAACCTACGAGCCGCCGCCATCCCCATCGCGTGAAGCTCCTTGACCTCGGCCATGTAGTCAGCAATCCAGCCCTGCTCCCCCGCCCATCGCAGGTGGGATTGGGCAAAGGCCACAGCCTCTCGGATTTCAGCGCCGACTGACTCTGCCTTGCGAACCAACGCTGGCGGCGTCAATCGTCGCTCGGCGCGGATGACCTTCTCCCATTCATGCAAGATGCCGAGGATGTCGCTGCCTGCGACGAATGACAGCGCCGAGACATTGAGTCCGATGGTTCGCTCACTCGATCTGCCACCTGAGCCTGACTTACCAGGGAGCAACTCCTCATGGCTTGCCGACCACAGCTCATTCAAGTCATCGAGCATCTGATGAAACTTCGAGTGACACCTTTCGCACAGACCTTGGAGTTGGACAGAGTTGTTGCACATTGAGCATGTCATCTAAAAAGGTGCTCCTTCGGTTTGAGTTGTGGTTTGCTTTTCAAAGAGTGGGCTTGGCTCGAAGTAGGTCGGGCGATTGCAATCGTGGGCGACCAAGACCTTTGTTCGCGGATCACTCTTTGCGATGTGCCAAAGGTGGCGACGGATGAGAACTGGCTCGACTGTGCCGAATGTCTGAAAGACCATTCGACCCTCGATCCGAGCCTTGACCTCTTCGGCAAGGTTGAGTGGGTTCGGCTCAACTTTTGTCTCAAATCCAAAGACATAACAGAGCAGAATCCACCCCTTGCATCGCATACAAAGTTCGGGACGAGGTGGTGTGGATATTAAAGATTGAGTCATAGTTTTACGCTCACCATCTGACCTCGTCCTCGTCCCCTCTTAGAGAGGGGGACGATGGGACGAAGTCGATTGGTTTTGGTCAGTTCGTCCGGGACGAGGTCGGGACGAGGTGGGACGAAGTCAAACATCTTTCGCCTCTTGCCAATGAATCGGTGAAATGACCTCGTCAGCTTCTCGATATTGACGGACGGATTTGAGGTTCAGAGCGTTTCGAGAGCCGTTCTCGATGACGATGTATTTCTCATTGATGAGAGTTTGGATGGCAATTCGCACCCATTCGGCCTTGCCCTTGATTTCTTTCTCAACCGCATTCTTGGAAAGCGGCATCGCTGATCCTTCAAGGGTTCGACTGACCTGCTCCATGAGATGAGTCGGCCTTGTCTTCTCTCCTGTCATTTGTGGCGATTCAATCGTCATCACGACGCGACCCTCACTGGAAGACCTGAGAGAGACAGTGCCAGCGAACTTGGCTTCCTTGGAGTTCTCTCTGACAGCACCTGGTCGGTCTTTGGTGACTTTCAGGAGAAGCTCTCCATTCATTCCCTTGCCAAATGGCAGGGTGACTTCGACGGCGATGGCGCATCCGTTGATGTCAGCTCTTTTGGCTTGAGCGCCAATGGCATAGTTCCCGCGATTGTCTTTTGACTTCGGCACATGATCGATTGTCACGACACACGCACCTGACGAAGCCAGCGGCTTGAGGAGCTGTTGGCTGAAGAAGGTGGCGTCTCTGTTGCTCGTCAATTCGAGATTGAGAAGGGTCATGGCAGCGTTGACTCCATCGACAATGATGAGTTCAGGGGCTATCTCTCTGAGTGCGTCAAGCAAGTCCATTCGCTCTTCTAATGCAAGGTTTTGGTCAGGGTTGGCATAGGTGAAGTTTGCGAACTTGGCATCTTCAACGCCCAAGGCTCTCAATCGACTGAGGATTCCCTTGCCTGAATCTTCGAAATCGAGATAGATGACTTTCTGTTGAATATCAAGTGCCTGTTTAACCGCGAGCAAGGCAACCCATGTCTTTCCTGACTCTGACTCACCAAGGAGTGCGTTGATTTTGCCTCGATAGAAAAGCCTGTGTCCATCGTTTCGGCTTAGGAACTCGGGGGCTGGCTCTTCAATCTCGCCGAATAGGTCAAGAGGCTTGGGATACCAGGTGGATCGCTCTCGTTGCTCTTCGACATGGTCTGCATCAAGGTCAGGAACAACTGTCAGAGTCGGTATTGTCATCAGCTCACTCAAAGAAGGCAAGGAAGAAGATTTGCCGCCGAATCCCTTGCTTCTCAAATCTTTCGCAGCAGCTTTGAAGTCGTCATTGTGATGAAGATGTGCAAAGGCTGCGAACTTTGAATAAGGGCGCTCTTGTTCGAATGTTGTTGAGGATGTAAAGACAAAGAGATTGTCGGCGTCATTGCGCCCTGTGGTGGCTGATATGCCAGTGTCTTTGCCTGGTCTGCGCCAGTAGGTCACGCCATTTGCTGTATAGACTTTTCGCCATCCAAGGAGGATGTCTTGCCAATCTCCTCGATCATTGAAGTCATCTCCTGGCTTATCCCCTGTCGATTCAGAGGCAGGCTTGAGTGAGGCGACGATGCTTTCTTTCTCAGGCATGGAATCGATTGACTTGAAGACAGAGACGATTGCTTCGCGCTCTTCCCATGAAAGCATTGGGATTGTTGCAGGCGAGCCGACGAGAAGCTGCCAAGGCTGACCTGACGGATGGACTGTTCCTGATGATGGAGCTGTGACAACGAAGCCGCCCTCGCCTCGGCTCTCTGCATAGACCAAGACTGTGTTGTTCTCACCTGGTCGGCGAGCAAACTTGGTATTGCCTGGCACTGGCTCATCTGCGATTCGCCAAAGGAAGTGGATGCCGCCTGCCGGAGTTTTTTCGACATAGCCAGTTGAGATGATTGCCCATAAATCGCCGAGACCTGAATTGATTGCAATCTCTCGAATCTCATCGAGGCAACCTTCGGCCACTGCTCTGCCTTCGAGTTCGACCATCTCAAGGTTGCCACTCACCTTTCCTGTGACAATTCCCAAGCCAGTGGCGTTGCCACCAAACCAAGCGGCAAGTTGTTCATCGTCTGCCATCGTGAGCTGATACTTCTTCCAAGTACCAATCGGCGCTTTTGAGCCATCCATCGCGGCAGGGACAACTGACACTCCGGCATCTCGAAATGCCATCGCTGCTTGCATGATCTCGTTCATTCTTGCCCCGCCTTAAATAATGACTCCTGGACGATTGCGTGATAATCACAGAGCGAGACAAACCTGATGACTTCGCCCCTGTCGTAATAGAAACCTTTGGTGGCGACTTGAATGCAAGCCTCCATCATGTCTTCGCCATTCTGTTCAAACCATGAGCATTCAAGCGAGAATGGCATCGTCTTCTTGTAGCGCAGTGGATATGGACTCATTTGCCATGCATAACTGCGCGCTTGCGCACTTCGATCTTGCGGACTGCGTCATTGATTGCTGCGATGTATGCGTTGCGAACATCTCCTGCATCTAATTTGTGAGCGTTGAGAGTTTTGCAAGCATCAACCCAAAAGATGAGGTCTTCGTGAAGCTGCTGAACATCTTCCGTTGTCCACAACAATGATGCGTCAGGGCAGTTGCAGTTTCCTGTCTCGTCTGTGCCATCCATCTGTATTGCCATCAATCCCCCTTGTTGTTAATTCCTTGTCCGTTGTGAGGAGTTGAACCTCAAATCGCTTCTCCGTCGATTGCGAACCTGCCAACGGGTTTTGCTGATCCCCGTATCCCTTGAAGCCCTGGAAAGCCACAAGAGACAATCAGCAAACTTGATTGTTAGATGGCTTTCGCACCTAACTGATTGAGTAACGCCTGAACTTCAGGAGTGACGCCCGACGCCGCCTGTGCCACAACAGGTGCTGCTTTTGCAGCTCCTGCAAGTGCGGCGGTGGCAGAGTCGATGTCTCCCTGATCCGTCACAGGGTTGAGAATCCATGGCGCTGACTTGCCTGGCTTGGCGATGCCTTGCCCCATTTTTGCCAAAACGATTTTGCCGATGTTTGGCTTCAACGCCGACTTGAGTGCGACATTGAAGAACAAGACGCTGTCGTGGTGCTTGCCTGTTGTCACATCAATGATGTTGACCTCGATGGCGTCAGTCTCTCCGAGTGATGTGGAGATGCTTGCCTTGTATTCGATTGGCTTGATGATGAGAAGGTGTCCATCCAACTCGGCTGGCTTCACGCTCTCAGAGCTTGATGCTGGTGATTCAAAGTTCATCGTTCCCTGCTTTCTGTTTTTGGTTCGGGTGTTGCATTGTCATCATTTGATGTCAATTCTTTTGTTGTCTCGACTAGACGCCGGACAATCCATTCCACGACAGGAACTGCAACTGCATTTCCCATCTGCTTGTATCTGTTGGAATCTGCTTGAGGAATCACTTCTTTCTTCTTTTCATCGAAGCGTTCAGAAGTCCACCCATCAGGGAATCCTTGGAGTCGCTCGCACTCTGTTGGTGTGAGGCGACGAACTGTTGATGTCTGAGCAAGGAAAAGTTGCGCATGGTGAGACTGAGGTGATGGCTGATGACCTTGAAGAGTTAAAGCTGTGTCAGTCTCGGTTGCGCTGAAGTTGTTTGCTTTGGCGTCTTCTCTAACTGAATATGCAGTCGGAGTGACAACACCCATTCCACCCGAAATGACTCCAAGGGCAGGTGAAACTGATCCTGAGATTGGGTCTTGTTTTTGATGGAAAGCAATCGGTTCTTCGTTATCAAAAATCATCGGTACATTTCCCCCGCCTGTGCCATATCGTGAAATAACTGTTGGGACAATCCCGTCGTCATAAATTCGTACATCGTCAACTCTTGTCCCATCAATGATGAGAACAGTTGCTCGTGTATCTCCAACATCAAACGCATTCATCGTTGGCACTGCCCCCCCTGAATCCATGTTTCGTTGTCATCAACATTCTGTGCTCGCTTACTCTTCGTGAACCACAAGATTTTCACTGCCTCCACCAAGGTCTCCTCCATTTGCTCGCAAAGTGCCAAAACCTTCGGTGTATGCGCCAAATGAAGAAGCTGTGACAACAAGATCAGTTGCGTCTTTGTAATCTCGCGCTTTTAACGCAGACGATGTCTCGTCTAATTCGTAGTCTCCGAAGCCGCGCATTCGAGCAACGCTGTCTGAAGTCTCGGCGGGAGTGTCTTTTCTCGTCGGTTTGCTCTTCGCAAGATGCCCTGCGCGGCCTTCGCTGAGAGCGAGTATTTGTGCAGGTGTTGTCCAGTCGTCTCCAAGACATCCGACAATGAAGACTCGACGGCGTCGTTGGGGAACTCCAAAGTGTTGAGCATCAAACACTCGCCACGCGACGCTATACCCGAGGTCATCCAACGCGCTGATGACGGCTGCCATGTCTGCTCCACTTTGCGAACTGAGTAGTCCAGGGACATTTTCGAGAATGAAGAACTTCGCTTTGGTTTCATCAAGGAGTCTGACGATTTCGAAGAAGAGTCCAGATCGAGCACCATCGAGTCCAGCTCGCTTCCCTGCAACTGACAAATCTTGGCAAGGAAATCCACCAGCAATGATTCCTTCTCTTGGGTTAAATCCGGCATTGATTAAGTCCTCCCCTGTAACTGTGCAGACATCGTCGAACAACTTTGTCTGTGGAAAATTGCGCTTGAGTACGCCCCGCGCATTGGCGTCAATTTCAACTGCTGCAACAACATCAACGCCATTGCGTTCAAACGCAAGGTCGAATCCCCCGACACCTGCAAAGAGGCTGACGGCGTTCATCGGCGTGAATCCGTTGAATAGAAGCCTGAGCCTTTGAAGACAGAGCCGACTGCTTGCGCAACTTCTCGGCTCATCTGTACGCAGCAATCGCCGCACATCGGAGCTGAATCGCGCTCTGCAATCTTCTTGTTGATAGCAATCTGCCATCCGCAGTTGGCGCATCGATAGGAATATGTAGGACTCATCACAGCTCCTTTGAATACATCGACTCAAGCATCAGCGTTTCCACGCGAGCTTCCATCTGTCGATTGCGCATGATCATGAATTTGAGAGTTGTCTGTATCCCGGCAAGGAGTAAGAAATTGAAAACAAAGAGACCAAGAATTACCAGCACATATATGTCGTTCATGCCATGACCTCCCCTGGACATCCCTTGGTCAAGTTGCGAGATTTCGGCAAGAGCCAAGGGCAATAGGTGCAGAGGTAAGAAATAGTCATCGGCAGGAGATTCCAAGTTGCCGGAGTGTTCTCAGGGTCTAGTTGCCACACAAGAGCCTGAAGATTGTTGTACCGCTCAATGGCATCTGTTGCAATCTTGCGGTTGTAAGGCTCGACGATGGTGTGCATTCCATCAAGGCGACCACCGAGGGGATAGAAGGCAAGTGCAACCTTCTCGACCTTGTGACCTGCGTTCTCAAAGCCAAGCCCATAGAGGTTTATCTGAACTCTTTGCTGGTCAGTCATTCCACGCTTCTTGGCACTCGCCATCGAGGTTGCACCGACGCATTTGTGATCGATGACCATTCCTTGACGAATATCAAAAAGGTCAGATGTGCCTTCAAGACCTTCGGCAGCTTTGACAGGTGTTTCGACGAGATAGTTCTCATCTCCTGCAAACTGCTCGGCCAGCCAGGAATGGATTGCAGTTCCTTGGATAGATGGCCAAGGGTCGGATGAGCGATTGGTCTTGTCGAAGTCAAGGATTTTGTATGCCAACTTACGAAGGCAAGGGTCTCCGAGTTCGCTGAGTCCAACGGCGCTTTGGCGAGAACGCGGAGCGTTCATCGCCGCCTTGCCGATGACTGCGCGTAATTCATCGGCAAGGTTGGTGTGAACATCACCTGGCTTTGCAAATTCAATCATTCGTTGCCATCGACAATCGAGAAGCGACGAGTGACGGATGTGATTTCTACGAGATCGAGAACCTGTGGTGGAAGAAGAGCGCGCAGCTTTGTAACATCCACACGCTTTGACTCCACTGTTGTCCAGCGAATTGCTTCACGACCATTGACAAGTCCGATTTCACAATCGCCGAGAGCTGCTTTGACCTGCTCTTGAGCGCGGTCTGCCTTCTCTGCGTATTCCTTCATCTTTGCCTTGGCTTCGATGTAAGCCTCAAGCCACGCTGATGCTGTGGCGTCAAGGTCACACATTTTTTCATTGATTTGAACTGACATGGATTCCCCCTAGAACCATTGATTTTTCTGCCAGTGCGCCCAAGCGGTGCAAGTGGCATTTTTGCCGCCATAGTGACGACTGATATATGCGAGGGCTGCGACTGTTTGCGCCATGCCATCGCTTGAATGCTTCATTCCGAGATTTTGATATGTGGTGCTCAAGAGTTGACCAACGCCTTTTGCTGAAGATGATGGATTCTTGGCTTTTGGATTGAAGTGCGACTCATGCTTAATGATTTGACGAAAACATTGAGCGGACTTTGGTGTGAGTAGCTCGTCAATCAAGAGATTGATCCGCTGTGGATCAGTGAGCAAGACAACTTCTTTGACTTGCACAACTCTGTGTGTGACCTTTCCTTGCCCAACAAGTGCGGACATGGTGGTGATGTTGAAGATCAGCGAAAAAATTGCTAGGAAACCGATAAACAGTCCAAAGCGTTTGACTTGTTGACTCATTTGATTTGACCCTTCTTTCGAGCGCGATTGAGCAATCTGCTGACAGATGCAACTGACACGCTTGACGACCTGGCTATTGCTTCAAGCGACCATCCCGAGGCTTGCAAGTGCAAGACCTCTTCAAGTCGTGAAGGCTCTTTCTTCTTTTCTTTTGGGTGAGCGATTGCAATTTGGTTGCGCTCCTCACTTGTCTTTCCCCCCCAAAAGCCATGCGTGATTTCATTGTCAAGTGCGTATTTGAGGCACTCTTTCTGATGCACACATGATTGGCAAAGGGCTTGTAAAGTCGAAAGGTTCTTTTCAAGCTCTGCTTTGCTTTCAGGAAAGAAAGAATCCGCAATATCCCCAACACACTTGGCTTGAGGAAAGCGCGGAAAATTGAAGAGACCTGTGAGCATTACTTCGGGTCTCCGTAACCTGCGGCGCGGAGCAAGTCCACGATGTCGGCCACTCGCATAATCGCCCACCAGTCACCGACATTTGAAAGTCCGATGCCATTGGGCTTTGCAACAAGGATGCCGAAGTCAGCACCTGCGTTGTCTTTTTCAATTGCTGTCTCTTTGAGCCAAGCGGGAATGGCGTATGACTTGTGATTCTTCACTTCCCATGCAAGGCATGGAGTTCCTGTGATGTCTCCCATGTCATTACTGCCTGAGAGTGCGCGTCGCTCTGCGTAAGGAAACCCCTGTCCCGACAGGAATTTAACGAGCGCACTCTCGGCAGCAGTGCCTTTCACTTTGGCTTTGCTCATTACAGTGAGTTCAGCTTTTGCGCAGGATTGTGACCTTGTGAACGGACAAGGTCGGATTCAAAGATGATGGATCGAAGGTGGTCTGCCTCACGATAAGAATCCTCAAGTTCAAGGAATGTTTGACGACGCGCTTGGATGGCTTTGTCCCATTCGCGATAAGCGCCGATGAGGTAGCCGATAACAAAAGCGGAGTATGCAAAGAGGAATGCTGCAACTGTTGAAGGTGCGACATCGATTCCCATTTATTTCTTCTCCATGACGGATGTGAAGTTGTGCCATTCCTTGACTTCTGCAAAGTCATCACCCTTGTTGAGCCAGGATTCAAACTTGAGAAGCAGAGGAAGTGTGATCAAGATTCCTGCAATTGCTCCAATTACGATTTGCATTGATGCCCCCATTAAATGACTCCACCGACAGAGCGCATGGGGGCATGGCAAAGTCGGTGGAGTTGAATGATTTGGATGAAGTACCAATTCGCCTTGGAATAAAAAGCAACCAAAGAATGTTCAAATATAAAGAGACGCATCCTGCTTTTCACCCCCCCAAGGTGTACAGTGGGAGGTATCAAGTCGCTGTAATGTCCAATTTGCTAGACTTTCCACATTCGGACACATAATGGTACGAAGTGTGAAGCTCTAACAAAGATCAAAGACTGGAATCTTTGTGGGCATTTCTCGCGATTTGGTAGCTGTCCACTACTGAATCGATACTCATATGCTAGACGAATTCCCCATTCGATTAAAAGAGACTCGCCGAGAAACTTCGGAAATCCTCAACCATGACTTGAGCCTTGAGCCCATTAACCTCTCTATTGACTCACAAATACCGATGAGTAAAATCACAGCAGTTTCTCCCCCTCGTGGGGGTGAGCCGACCAGTTACGCGAAGGAGCGTGAAGCTGTGTTTGCAGAGGAATCAAATATGCCTGAGATTTATATGAGGCTGCCTGTCTTCTCTGAACCCTGGCATGAGACTGTTGGGCAACTCCTCGCGGCTCGCTATGAATACGCGGGTTGGTCACGAGAGATTTATATGAATGACTTTGCCATCCTTCGGGATATTTGTGGCTCTAAACACCCCTCAGAGGTCTTCTTGCAAGACTTGTTGACCAAGGTGATAAAGGGCAAGACTCAGGCTTCACGAGAGACTTATACAGCCCGAATCAAGTCAATCTTCAACACCATGAGAATGCTTGGAATCATTCCCTTGGATCATCATCCTGAAGATGGACTGCCCAAGGTTAAGGTCGCTCGCCACACTCCTCGACCCTTGAGTCTTGACCAAGCAACTTTGTTGATGACCGAGGCACGAGAGCCGATGCGTGAATGGTTCATGTTTGCTTGTCTTGCAGGCCTTCGAGCCATTGAGGTCAGTCGGATTGAAGGCTCGTGGCTTGAGCAACATAACGGAAACTATTTCCTTCGCATTTTTGGCAAAGGAGACACAGACCTTCTTATTCCCTGCCATGCCAAATTGGTTGAATTGATCCAATCAAAGAATGTCTTGGGTCGCCTGTATTCAGTCGATGCCAACTACCTTTCCCGCCTAGCCAACAGGGAGATGAGGCGATTAGGAATCGCCACACGCTCCTCCGGCACAGCTTCTCGCCTTAGCTTCCACTCAGGAAGGCACTTCTTCGCCACCAGCGTCTTGGCTGCGTCAGGAGGCAATCTCATCACCACTCAGCGCCTCATGCGCCACGCCTCCCCTGTGGTCACAGCCAGGTATGCCGACCTTGCCAATGGCGAGGAATCGCGGGTCATAGGCGGGCTGGTCTCAGGCATTGATTGGG